TCAATTAGATCTACATAATTTTCTTGAGTAGGTCTGTCTCCTGTTTGAAACAGGGCCTTTACGTTTGAAATTGATATTTTAGCCATGTGGTAATTATATCACCCTTTTAATTATCTAATTAAAGAATGTAGTTGCTGTAACCAATAACTTGAAGCGGAATTCCTGGGGTATTTCCCAAACCAATAGCCACAATCTGAATGGCTGAAAACTTAACCCTAAATGGAAGAATATCGGTTATTAAAGTATTTCTTGTAAAGTCTTCTACCTGAATTAGAGGGTAGTCAATAGGAAAAATTCGTTTTGTTTTACCGTTAAGTTCATCAAGTATTAATGCTGTGGCCATTAATCTGTAACATCTTCAAGAATCTTTAGGCTACCTTGAGCAACCGTCCAAACTCTTGTAGGGTCTGACACTTGAATGTCAAAGATGTCTCCTGTTTGAAGTTGTACTGACTGTGCTGCTGTAAGCCAAACCGTAAACTCTCCAACCAAGTCATCTTCGTCTGCAACTGGGGATAAATTTAAAACAAGGGTTGCAGCGTCTGTAATAATTCCAGGGGTTGAAGTAGGTCTCTTAATCTTCATAGCAATATCCCATTCAGATCCCGCGCCTTTTAGGATCAAAGGAACTTTAGCATCATCTGTTACATAAACCTTAAACCCAGAAGTATCTCCACGAACTACAGTCCAAATAACTGTTGGCGGTGCATTGCCAATATCGTATGATGTTTGAGATCCTCTTAAAGTTGCCATAGTTTATTATATCACGACAGGCCGTCTTTGAGAGCGCCCCAAGTGCCGTTTCCTTTTGTTTGTACTATTAGCATGCCAGTAACTGACTGAATAGCAACAACGGCTACATATCTTGCTGGGCCTGTTGCTGGACGGGATGAGACAACAGCACCATCTTGATCAACATAAACTTTTGTTCCTGATGCTCCTAAAGAAGAAGTATTCATTTCTAAAACACCAGAAACAATTACAAGACCATTCGTGTTATTTGCAATACTGCTTTTTACTAATCCAAGTATTGGAAGATCTGGATTATGAGATTGACTTGATGGATTATATTTTTCTATTAATGATTTTCCAGAAACGCTTCCGCTAATAAAAACTGGTGTCCCAGTAGAGATTGTTGCTCCTGTAGTATTTCTAACTTCAAGATATGCTGCGCCGTAGCCCAGGGGTGGAAGAATATCATTTAAAGCATCAACTAATACTTTAAAGTCTCCGTGTACATTCACGGGATCAGAAGCGATAGGATAACTCATAGTAGAGTAATTAGATGAAGATACAGGCATAACTTTAATTATACCACCTTATAAACTTGACTTTTGATGAAATTTTATGTTATACTAGTAAGTAACACCTAAAAAGGTGTTATTGTTTTCTAAGGAGGAAACTATGATTAAATTTATCGAAAGAAACAAAGAGATCATTAGCACACTCAGTATCGTAGCACTAGTAACAGTTATGTCTAATTCTGCTAATGCCTCAATAGATCTTGGGAGTAAAAACAATCTTAGCCTGAAACAGGCTCAGACATTGGAAACCACCTCGAAAGAGGTTTTTTTGGTTTCTAAGGCAAAAATGTTGGAGAGTTTTGAAAATAAGACTTCTCTGACTGATTTAGAACTAAAACAATTGCTAAAGTTAGTTGGCTTCACGGGTAACGACCTTATTGTTGCTTGGGCAGTAGCAAAGAAAGAATCTAATGGACGACCATTGGCTTTTAATGGCAATCACAAGACTGGGGATTCGTCTTATGGTATGTTCCAAATTAATATGATTGATACACTTGGTCCTGATCGTAGAACCAAGTTTGATCTTGACTCTAACGCTGAACTTTTCAATCCCGTCAAGAATGCTGAAATTGCATATTATATGACAAAGGGTGGAAATGATTGGTCTTCTTGGAAGGGCATTACTCCAAAGACTAAGGAATGGATGGCCAAGTTTCCTCGCTAATTCCTTCTTGGTGGCATTCCAAGTGCCCTGGGCTCAACTACAACATGTGAACTGTAGTTTGGAATAAAATCTGTGTATTTTGTGTCTATACCAGATTCTTTAAGAAAGTTGTAAACTTTTTCTTTTGGAATATCTAACTGTCCAGACATTAGCATAGAAAGTCTATTAGTAGATTTTTCAACATGAGTCCAATAATGTTCTTTTCTTCCGTCTGCCCAAGGCCTAAGCGTTTCTCTTGTTACAGAGCCATTAGATTGCCTATGTGATTGATTGTGAAAAACATCTCTTGTACCAATAGAGTATATTTTCCAATCTTTAGCATAAGTTCTTAATGATAAGCAAAACTCTTCGGTATTAAATGATTCATCTTTATTAATGCCAACTTCATCAATCCATTTTTTGGGTGCAAAAAGGTAACAGCATGTAGCCCAGTATGAACGAATAACCTCATCCATGTTTAAAAACCTATATCCTGGAAACTTGAATCCTGGAATTAACTCACTAAATAAAAACCCATACATTGATGTTTTGCAGGATGCATCAAAATTAATGGATCCATCTGGCATCATTTCGTAATCTGCTGGAGCATAAGCAATAATAAATTTTTCATTATTAATATTTAATCTTTCATATTTTTCAATAGCAAGACTATCCCATTTTGGTGATGCATAGGTGTGCGAATCAAACTGTATAAAATAGTCATACTCTACATCAACTTGGGTTGCTAAATTCCTAGCCCAACAAACTCCGCCTCTGTATTCTGACAAATCAAAATGTCTATAAATTAATTGTTCTTTTGGTATAAAAGATAGATCATATTTTACGTTGTCTTCTGAAACTATAGAAAAATATAAATCATTTTTATTTTTTGCCTGTTTCCATAAAGATAAGATTGTAGGATAAAACTCTGGATCGCAGTAGTTTACAACACTAACTAATATTTTTTTCATTCTTTATTTCTTATCTTTGTATATAAAAATTGTGGACCTTCTGTAAAGAACCAGTGATCTGGCTCAACATAAAAAAAGAAAGCATTAGCAACAAGATTGTGTTCTGGATCAGGAAATTCTTCTCTCCAATGCTCTTGATCATTTCCGTATGAGACAACCATATCATTTTCTTCTGGCTGAAATTTTTCTCCCTCTACATAAAAATCCCATGGAGTTTTATGAAAAATAGTATAATTCATATGGTAGGTGCAGGCATTATCGTCAACATGTTTCCAAAGCCTGGCTTTATCTCCTTCATAGACACTTATTAAACACCATGACGGAAGAAGAGTTTCTGATTCAAATTCTTCTTTTGCTAATGGTAAAAGCATCTCATGAAACTTTCTTAGTGGCTCTGTATTTTCTCTATGTGTTCCGTCCCAAATTGCCCATTGATGTCTTCCAAATCCTTCATCAAAAGTAGACTTATCAGTTGACCATAAATTCATTGCTAAATTTTGTAATTCTTTGTATTCTTTTTGTGGAAAAACATTTTTTAATAAATATGGAGATTTCATGTTACCATTTACCTAAAGGACATGTTGCTAACTGTAACTTTGTTTTTGCTACCATAAAACATCCACATTTTTTGCATTGTTTTGTTAATTTTATCAACTCTGGACATGATTTGCAAATACTGTATCTTTCATTAGATAAAGACTCTTCTGCCCATTCTGTATTTGGATTAATTAAATCTAAAGGACTAACTAAAGAATATTTATTATTTTGAATTACTTGTTTTATATTTTCTAGTTTATCTGTCATTTTTTACTCCTCATTTATTGTAATACTTATTTTACCATACTACTGCTATTCTTCGCCTCTGCCCCCAGGTGAAAATGGTGCAAATGAGAATGGTGTTGGATCAACAGGAGTAGGTTCTACAGGTGTAGGTGCAACGGGTGCAACAGGTGCGACGGGTGCAACAGGTGCGACGGGTGCCTCTGCTGGAGAGAATGGTGAAAATCCAAATACTGAAAATGCTGCTGGAGGTGTACAATCCTGTGTGTCTGAATCTGTGGTTGTCGTAACAATTGGATCTGGGTTTGGAGAACATCCACTTGCGGTTTGGGTTGTAGTAGCAGTTCTAGTTCTTGTTTGGGCATACTCATCTGGGCCACCAACTCTTACACAAGCACCCCAAGCACCCCAAGCACCATAAGTTGTTGTTGATGTCCATGTAGGGGTACATGGAACTGGTGTAGGTGCAACTGGTGCAACTGGGGTAGGTGTAGGTGTTGGTGTTGGCTGTATACACTCATTAAGTGTTGGTGACCAAACTAATCCACAAGCAGCACAATCTCCAGATCCAAGTGTATTTACATCATTACAATTTGGTGTTGGTGTTGGTGTTGGAGTCGGTGTTGGAGTCGGTGTTGGAGTCGGTGTTGGAGTTGGTGTTGGTGTGCAACTTTGTGGTGTTGTAAATACTCCTCCGCTTAGTGTATTCCCAGGCTCATCACCAGCACAGAGTGCACTTAGTCCTGTTGCTGCTGCTCCTGATGATGAATAAGAACCTTGAACCCCAAGACCATTAGTGCAGCATCCATAATATGTTGTTAAAGCGACTGGTGTAGGAGTTGGTGTAGGAGTACAATCTCTTGATTCTGAGTCTGTATATGTTGTAACAATTGGATCTGGATTTGGAGTACATCCAGTTGCAGTTTGAGTTGCAGTAGCCAATCTAGTTCTTGTTTCATAGAAGTCATCTGGTCCTCCCATTCTCACACAAGCACCCCAAGCACCCCAAGCACCATAAGTTGTTGTTGTTGTCCATGTTGGCACACACTCTGATATTGTAGGTGTTACAGGAGTAGGTGCTACAGGAGTAGGTGCTACAGGAGTAGGTGCTACAGGAGTAGGTGCTACAGGAGTAGGTGCTACAGGAGTAGGTGCTACAGGAGTAGGTGCTACAGGAGTAGGTGC